GTTGATGGACTTTTTAAAGTTCTGTGACGATAAGATTGAGAAGTTTGAGTTATACCCCTTATTTAGTGAAATGTCATTACACTTGGCTAATCTACAAGTGATGTCTTCGGAATTCAAATACATCGTTGTTAATAAGAAGTTTGAAGTTATCGACGATGAAATATTAATTAATGAACTTAAATTTACACCCATCCCATCATTAAATGATGATGAGTTGGAAGAATTAAATAAGATATTAAAATATGCCGGACCTAAGTTTTTTGAATACTTTAATGTTATCAAAGCTCTTTGGACACTAACCTACGACTCGGTTTCAATCAAACACACCAACGAAAATAAGAAACAGGATTTAGAAAGAGGTTACTTCTTCACACTTAACGGAAACAACAAAAAGATTTGGAAGTATACGACTGGTGGTATTGACACGGTTAAACACGACAGTAAGTTTGCCGTTCAGTTAATATTTGATGGTGAAAGCAAAAAAGTTATTAGAACAATATTAAATGATTTAAGTCAAGATATAAGTTTACCCATCTTTGAATTAATGTCATCCAACGACCTACCATTTGAAAACACACTTCTACCAATCTTTAAGAGAAAGGTATTAAGTTACATAATTCAGAAAAAAACAATTGTAAATCTAAAAAAAGATTAGTATTTTTGTAATATGGGATTCAACAAAAAAATAATAGGGGAAGAACAAATCAAAAGTTTAGAAAAAGATTTGACCACTATTAATCACTATCTTAAAGCGGATTCAATCATTTTCACAAATAACGATGTTGCCAAAAAATTTAAAGAGTATGAGAAACAATGTAGACCCTAATGAAGTTCTGTTAAGAAAACTTGAAACTCCAGTTCATATCAATTACATTTGTGATTATATCCTACGAGTCGGAATCGATGAAACAAGAAAACGAATTGAAAAACTTGTAAGTGAGGGTGTACTTGAAGAAAGTAAATATGGAAAAGAATATTATGTCAGAGCAAAAAGAAATGGTTAATCACCCATCACATTATAAAAAATAATTTCATAGTATGTTGTAAAAATCGTAGTATGGGGATATTTATAATTAAATAATACTATGAAAAAACTTGAACTACAAATTGGGGATAAATACAATTATTGGACAATATTATCATTATCTGATTTTGTAAGTAAGAAAGGTGAGAGATATTATAAATGTCAATGTGATTGTGGGACTATTAAAGATGTTAAGGCGTACCATTTGAATAATGGGAGTTCTAAATCTTGCGGATGTTTAGTAAAAGAGACAATTTCAAAACTAAAAAGAATTGATATTGAAGGTATTAAATTCGGTAAATTAACCCCAATAAAAAGAGTACAACATAATAATAGTAAATATTTTAATCATTGGGTTTGCAAATGTGAGTGTGGTAATGAAGTTGTTGTATCAACAGGAACTCTCAGACGGGGTAAAACTAAATCTTGTGGTTGTGTAAGAAAAGGTGAAGAAAATCATAATTGGAAAGGGGGTAAAATAACTACAAAATATGGGTATGTGAAAAAACATGCCCCCGAACATCCTAACAATATTATAGGTTATGTTTTAGAACATAGGTTAGTTATGGAAGAAGTTTTAGGTAGATATTTGGAATCAAATGAGGAAGTACATCACAAAAATGGAATTAGAAATGATAATTCGAAAGAAAATTTAGAATTATGGGTTAAATCACAACCACCGGGGCAAAGAGTTGACGATATGATTGATTTTTGTTATAATTTTCTAAAAAAATATAAACCACAAATTTTAAAATGATGGTAGAAAAAGAAATGGTAAATCATCCCGAACACTATAAATTTGGGAAAAATAATGAATATGAGGCAATAAAAGTGATAGATGCATGGGGATTGGATAAGGATTTTTATTTGGGTAATGCGGTAAAATACCTATCACGAGCTGGTAAGAAAGACAACATGGTTCAGGACCTGAAGAAAGCCATATGGTATATTGAAAAAAAGATAGAAAAATTACAAAATGATTGAGAATTATATTAACAGAGTCCTGAATGGTGATACCATTGAGGTGATGAGTGAGATGCCCGAAGGTTGGGTTGATTTGATTGTTACATCACCACCATATAATGTAGGTATCCAATACGATACACATAACGATGAAATTGTTATGGATGAATATTGGAAGTGGTCGAAGAAATGGTTAACTGAGGCTTATCGTTTATTGAAAGATGACGGTAGGATTGCGATTAACATACCCTATGAAGTTAACGTACAGGACAGAGGTGGTAGAGTATTCTTCGCTTCAGAACTTTATCAGGTGATGAAAAAAGTTGGGTTTAAGTTTTATGGTATTGTTGACCTTGAAGAGAATTCACCACATAGAAGTAAGACAACCGCTTGGGGTTCTTGGATGAGTCCGTCAGCTCCTTACATCTACAACCCAAAAGAATGTGTGATACTTGCATATAAGAAAAACCATATTAAGAAAGTTAAAGGTGAACCACAATGGAAAGGGGAACCTTATCTAACTGAAGAAGGGAAGAATAAAGTTGCTTATTCTGAACAAGATAAGAAAGAGTTTATGGAATTAGTATTTGGACAATGGAAATACTTTGCAGATACCCGTTCATTAACAAAGGCAACGTTCTCCATGGATATTCCTGAAAAGGCAATCAAGATATTGTCATACAGAAACGATGTGGTGTTAGACCCTTTCAATGGCTCAGGAACCAGTTGTGTGGCGGCAGTTGTTCATGACAGAAGATGGGTTGGTATTGAATTGAGTGAAAACTATTGTGAAATTGCTAAACAACGAATACAAAGTTTTGTTGACCAAAAGAGTCAACAGAAATTAGAATTTGAAAATGGGGGTCAATAACCACCATTTTTCATTTATTGATATATTTATAATAAAATATTGTAATGAAAAATTCGGAAGTTGTTAAATTTTTATTAGAAACACAAACTCAATTCAGAGTATTACATTGGCAAACAAAATCATTTGCTAGACATTCTGCTTATGGTGGAATATACGAATCACTTGATGATTTGATTGATAAGTTTGTTGAAGTTTGTATGGGTAAACACGGAAGACCTAGTTTTTCAGGTGGTTATACTTTAGGTGGTAGTGATATTGAAGACCTTGAGTTGACTGAATATATTAATTCAGTGTGTGAATATTTGGTTGGATTGTCTGAAGACTATGACCCAAAGATGGATTCAGATTTATTAAATATTAGAGACGAAATGTTAGCGGAAATTAACAAGTTGAAATACTTGTTAACTTTAAAATAAGAGGTATATTACTTTTTTACTTTAAAAGGTTCATCGTAATGATGAACTTTTTTTTTGTCACAATATTTATTATTAATGAAAAAGATAATTTCCGAAGGTGGTATCAGAAACATAAGAGAACTTTCTGATAGATACAAAAAAGCAAAGATATACTTCCACCAAGATTTAGATGGTGTAGCAACTGCATTAGCGATGAAGAAATACTTGGAAGACAACGGAATCAAAGTTGTTGATGTTGAAGTAATCCAATATGGAGATAAGGAATTTGCCGTTAAGAAGGCAGATGCTGAAGGTGAAATCATGCCAGTTCTTGTTGACTTTGCTCACGGAAAACCAATGTTCGTAGTTCATACCGACCACCACGATAGACAGGCAGGTGCTGAGGAAACTAAGTCAACTCAGTTCAGAGGGGCTCGTTCAAATGTTGAAACTCTATCACAGATTGTCCCTTCATCAGAGATTTTTACACCTGAAGACGTTGCTACTATATCGATGGTTGATAGTGCCGATTACGCTTCCAAAAACATTACACCTGAAATAGTAATGAATTACCTATACGGGACATCAAAAGAAAAGAGTGCTAAAGAAAATAGAATGTTATTAGGTTTGGTTACTAACAAATTACTACTGGCATTCAAAAGTAAACCAGGGTTTTTAGAGACATTAGTATTAGATTGTAAACCTTCTATTCTTTCAATCTTCAATAAGATTAAGGAATTAATGAAGACAAACAGATACGCTGACATATCTTCATTAGAGAAAAACAAAGAAGATTATGTTCAGACAATGAAAGGACATAAGAATGTTCAGGTTAAAGATAATATCATTGTTCAATACGGTGGTGGAAGTATGATGAAACCAGGTTCATACGACAGATACACACCATTTAGAAACAACCCTGAGGCAGACTTCCTTGTTATTGCTTGGCCACTTGGTTTATTACAGGCTTCTTGTAATCCTTTCAAAAAAGAAAGAGAACTTAAAGGTGTTAACTTGGGAGAGATTGCTCAAGAAGTATTAGGACATTGGGAGTCACAATTAAAAGAAAAACAAGTTCCACTATCAACAATTAAATGGGTTTCTGAAACTGCGGCAGGACCTGAATCGGTTGGATTTACATTCAAAGATTTCGCGGCCATCTATGGTGAAAAATATTTGGACAAGAAAGATGGTGTAAAAGAATTGATGGATGTTAAATCTCTTATGGAAAAGAAATCTTCTGAACTAACAGAGGACGAATGGAGTATTCTCGACCAGTATTCAGTCCCTGTATGGGAAGTTATCCAAGCAAATTCAGGAGGACACAAGTGTATTACAAATATATCTGGGTTAAACTATATTGGAAGAAGTAAGAGACCACCACAAGGTAAGTATAAGTACGAGGCTGAAAAAGAAGACTCACCTTATATCAAGTTTTTGAAGATGTTACAGAATAGATTTGTTAATGTTTTACAACAGAAGATTGAAGAAAGTAAGTAATTTATTTAAAGAATTCACAAACTTGTCCTTCTCTGATACCTAACTCTTCACAAGAACCACCCTCAAGTTCTAAGACATACATTCCTTTACCTACAAACCTTTCACAAGGTTGAACCTCACATGGCTCACAGTTATGATGTATTTTAGTTATTTTAAAGTTCTTATCAATAAAGATTATATCTAAAGGGATAATACAATTCATCATCCAAAAACTATGTGAACCATCACCCATGATGAACAACATACCGTCAAAATTGTCAAAAGTTTTGTTCATCATACCTTCACTGGTTTCAGAACTTTCAATTAATACTTTGACATTAAAACTATTTTTATTTATTTTTAACAACATACTTATTAATAAATATTTCTATGAAACAAAGTGCTGGAATAATTGTGAAAGTAAATGATAAATGTTTAGTTTGTAAGAGAACTGCTGAGATTAATGAACCATCAAAGTGGGCAATACCTATGGGTGGAATAGAAGAAGGTGAAGACCCAAAGGATGCAGCGTATAGAGAGTTCTATGAGGAGATGGGTGTTCCAGTTGAGGAAGATATTAAACCTTTGGGTAAAATTAATCGTTATAATAAATTAGGTGGGATAAAAACTATTCTACATGTATTCCTTTTAAAGACTGACACCAAAATCATTCCTGATTTAGAGAATGCTATGGACGGTTTTGAGCACACAGAATGTGATTATATGACTTTAGAAGAGATTAAAGAACTTAATATGTCATCAGGTATTAAGGAAGTTTTAACTGACGTGTTAAATTTTTGATTTTTTCGATATATTTATTTGACACTACGGAATATTTGCTGTAAGTTTGTAAAAGATTTAACACTTATAGGGAATGAAAGATACTCGGTAGTTAAATCAAAAAAAAAGTTCACAAATTACTTGACAGATTGAAAAAAAAGTCGTAAGTTTGTAAAACAAATCGGAAATGTCCGATACGTTCTTTGAAACAAAAAGATTATCCATTCAGTAGTTGATTATGAGACCTTCGGGTTGATTATGAGACATTTAATCTGATAAACGATAATGGGCCGTGTATGGTCCTTAAATAAACTACGAAAGTAGGATAAAGTGGTCTCCCCTGTGTTGAGGAGACTGCGGTTCGAAACCCCGTGAGGGGTAGAGAACTCAAGTACACAAGTGGGATATCACCAAACCTTTAGTACCGAGGATAACTTCGTAGGGAAAATGGGAGGGTGACTTGGGAAAGTAGATTCTCAAGTTGAGTTCGGAAGAACAATAAGAATAACCCATAGGAACTCTGTAAGAAATGTGACCATCCAGTTACACTATTGCGGGTCCCAATATGATAGAGGACTTAAAACCGAAAGGTAAGATGGAGAACGAGTGGTGTCGCTACTATCCTTAAGGAAGACCTACCAAGGTCTCTTTATGAAGTAATCTTGAAATATGGAGGTGGGGACACTTCACGGAGTAGTTTAGTATTCTGTCGCCCAAAAGGAGACGGAGCTTACGGTGGACCACTACTCTGACACATCTACTACACAAACCTAACATTATTACAAAATAACTAAGGAAAAGTGTCCATCAGGTTTAGGTGAAAGGTCACTACATAGTAATGAGCCGTTCATTGCACAGAAAGACCCCAAGTCTGACTGTAGTTTTACGAAAAACCTTTAATCCCGCAAGGACGAACTGGGGTGGCAACCTCGGAAAGAGTTGAGTAAGAAGAGAGTAACTTAGACCTCAAGGAGTGGTAAACCTAAAAGACCGTGACTGAGAAGTACTTCTCAAAAGGAAGTGGATACGAAGTGAAACAATAATACTTCAAAAGATTCTCAACATAAGCTGTAATCTCAGGCTTTTTTAATCTGACCTGTCAATTGACGGGTTTTTTTATTTATAGACACTTATAAACTATGACAATATTAGAAAATCTTAAAGAGGTATTACCATCATGGGCGGTGGTGACACAAAAGGAACTTCCATATAAGATGGAGTATGAGATTAGACTTCAACCTACATTGGATGAGGATGAACATTTTGCTTTAACTCCAAAACTTAAGGAGGCTTGTCAGGGTAAGTTCATGGAAAGATATACGGTAGACATTGGTGAACACTTTTATATTTATACAAAAAAATAATTATGATACCACAAGATATTGAAGAATTGGTTAAAAAATATCCTAACAATTATGAGTTAGGAGAGGAAGTTAGAAAATTTTACAATAAAAAAAATAATAAAAAAAATTCTAATTCTGGTATTATCTGGGTGGGAATTTTATTCTTTTTCATATTTGCTTCGCTCTTAACTTGGATTATGGCGGCTTAATTTCCTTACTTTAAACATATTTATAATAAAAATTATTGATTATGTTACTAAAAGTTGGGTCTAAAGGAGAAGACGTTAAACAACTCCAAGCAAAACTAGGATTAACTGCCGATGGTATTTTCGGTAACGGAACTGCGGCTAAAGTTAAAGAATGGCAGGCGGCTAACGGATTAACTGCTGACGGTATTGTTGGTGAAGGAACTTGGTCTAAAATGTTTGGAACAACAACTCAAACAGCTCAAGTGATTAAAGAAGATGTTGTTATCCCAGCAAGTTCTGAATTCAAATTACAAAATCTTAAAGGACATATTCCTGACGCAGTGATTGCTCAAATCCCTGAAACTGCTAAAAAATTCAATATCACTAACCCATTAAGATTGGCTCATTTCTTGGCTCAGTGTGGTCACGAGTCAGGAGGGTTTAAAGCTGTTTCTGAAAACCTTAACTATTCTGCTGACGGACTTAAGAAAATCTTTGGTAAGTATTTCCCTGGTAACTTAAACGAGTCATACGCTCGTCAACCTGAAAAGATTGCTTCACGTGTTTATGGTGGAAGAATGGGTAATGGTGATGAGTCAACAGGTGAAGGTTTCAAGTTTCGTGGAAGAGGATATATCCAATTGACTGGTAAGAATAACTATACAAACTTTGCTAAGTTCATTGGTGAAGATACTGTGTCTAATCCTGATTTAGTTGCTACTAAATATCCTTTGGCTTCTGCGGCGTTTTTCTTTGATTCAAACAAACTTTGGTCTATTTGTGATAAGGGTGCTGATGTTGCGACTGTCACGGCAGTTACCAAGAGAGTAAATGGTGGTACGATAGGTCTACCAGATAGAATAAAACACTTCAACGAGTATTATAACCTACTTAAATAATCTAAACCCCCTTGAAAAAGGGGGTTTCTGATTAATATGTTGATTATATCATTCTATTATTCTATTATTAGATAAAATTACATGATATGAATAAAATTAAACTATTATTAGTATTCTTATTTATTACGCTATTCATTAATAGCTGTAAAGACAATAAGACAAATGAAACTCCTAAACAAGATTGTTGTGTTAAAGAAAAGTGTGATACTACGTATCCATACTATGACTCAGCGATGAAAGAATTGATACCTTTTATGTTGGAAGGTGAGTTCCAAGATGACACTATCGGGCAAGGATATATAGATGCTCCGGTCATTCCATACAAACCAACAAAATTGTATTCAAGTAATAAAAAATAAAAAAACAAACTATGAAAAAAATTAAATTATTTCTTTTAACCCTTTTTGCATTCATTGGATTGAGTGCGTCATCACAAGTATTAACGTCTTTTAACGTTGATATTATTAACCTCGGAGGATGTCCATACACATTGTTCGGAAACTATTATGGAGGTGGTATTCAAGGTAGTATTACTTTAACACAACAACCTACAGGAAGTTATGTTGCAGTTGTACCAGCAATTGATAGTCTAAATGTTAGTATCTGTGCAATTTATACTTCACCATGTTTAGGTGAGACTTGTATAAATGAAACATTATATCTTGGTTCTGGTCAAGGTGTTCAGACATTTACAATAGTACTTCAAAACCAAGACTCAGATTTTGATGGGTTCATGGATAACATTGACTGTAATCCATTTGACCCATATATCTATCCAGGAGCCCCTGAACTATGTTATGATGGTATTGATAACAACTGTGATGGTTTGATTGAGGCAATGCCGACAATTGATACTCTGTACTTTGTTGCTGATTCACTTGTATCTGAACCAAACACTATTTACGTGGTTTACCAAGGTTCAAATACTGTAGAATGGGAATGGTTTTTTGGAAATGGAGGAAATGGGACGAGTTCAAACGAACAATACCCAACCATTACATTCCCTACCTCAACGTTTACTTCACAAATGCTCCCGATTAACCTATACGCAATTTCCATTAATGGTTGTCAGGTTTATACCTCAATAAACTTTTCAATTGATAGTAATGGAGTTTGGACACCGGGTGGAATTTTAAATGATTATACTTTACACGTTGTTCCTGAATATACTGTTGGTGTTACTGAATTAACCAATAATGTTAAAGTTTGGCCAAATCCTATATCAGGTATTGTTAATATAAACACACCGTCAAATAGTGGAATGTTAAGAATTATGTCTATCGACGGAAGATGTGTTCACCAAGAAAAATATTTCACTAACAACATTCAGTTTGATTCTGAAACATTAAGTAATGGAACTTATGTTATTACTCTTACTGACGATAGTGGTAAGTTTTACACAACAAGAATTATTAAATAATAAAATCCCCCTGAAACATGGGGGATTATAATTTTTATATTGAATATGAAAATTAAAATGGGTGTGGTTGAGAAACACCAATACGAAGGTGTTAGGGAATTTGAGGAAATTGACTTGGACAAATTTCCGATTATTAAACAGTTTATGGATGTTAATCCAAATTGTACCGAACAGGAATTACTTTCTTATATTAAGAAAATTAAAGACGAGGAGTTCAAAAAATTCGTAACAGAATTGAGTTGGAATTCTATCATTAAAGAAAACTTCAGTAAGAACAAGACTGAATTTAAAATAGAAATAGAGAAATGAATATATTAATAACTGGTGGATTAGGTTTTATTGGTTCTAATTTTTATAATACCTTTAAAAAAAAATATCCTGACTATAATTTAGTTATCCTTGATAGTGAAACATATGCGGCTGATGAGGGTAATATTGAGAATAGTCAAAACGCAAGAATAATTAAGTTCAGCATTACTGAGAGAGAAAGATTATTTAAATTATTTGAAAATTATAATTTTGACTCAGTTATACATTTCGCGGCAGAATCACATGTTGATAATTCAATACTAAATCCGATGGAGTTTGTTCAAACAAATATTATTGGAACATTGAATTTGTTGGATGCTTCGGTTAAGTATGGTATTAAGTTATTCTATCACATATCAACGGATGAAGTTTTTGGTCATTTAGGTTCAGTAGGCTCTTTTGATGAAAAAACCGCTTACGACCCAAGAAGTCCTTACTCGGCTTCAAAGGCATCATCTGACCATTTTGTTAGAGCTTACCATCACACTTACGGATTACCTATTGTGATATCAAACTGCTCAAACAATTTTGGACCAAACCAGCACCAAGAAAAATTAATCCCAACAATTATTAAAAGTATTCTTAATGGTAAACCAATACCAGTTTATGGTAACGGGCAAAATGTTAGAGATTGGTTATATGTTCAAGACCATGTAGATGCGATTGACATGATATTTCATAAAGGAAAGGTAGGTGAAACTTATTGTATTGGTGGAGGTAATGAACTAAATAATTTAAGGCTTGTTAGGTTGATTTGTGATAAAATTGATAATTTTAAACAATGGGAACAGAACTCACAGGACTTAATTACATTTGTTGAAGATAGAAAGGGTCACGATTTCAGATACTCTATTGACTCAACTAAAGCGAAAGAACAACTTGGGTGGGAACCTAAAGTCAATTTTGACGAAGGTTTAGATAAAACTATTGATTTTTATTTTAAAAAGTTTGGAAGTGAAGAATAGTTTATTTATATTTGTGTTATGAAAGTAACATTAAACATCCAACACGAAAAATTCGGTAAAGTATTATCAATGTCTTTTGTCGACGCAATTCAGACAAAGCTGTTCTTAAAACTTGTGAATGATGCTATTGATAATGGAGTTGCGTTCAGATACTTCAATGTGACTGACACATTAGTACATATTCCAAACAAGATTTTAGTTGAATCTCTAATCACAACTGAAATGGAGTTGGTAACATTTTCTGACCAAGTATTGGCTAAAGTAGGTGAGGTTAAATAGTCTTTGTTAAACAAAGTGGTGGACTGACTTCCGGGTTAGGCTCAAAAGGGAACATTATTGTTCCCTTTTTTCTTTTTATTTGTATTTATATATAAAACTATAGTTATGTCAAAAATTATTATCACAGAAAAACAACTTGAACAATTAAAAAAAGCTTTATCTGAAAATAGTAAAACTATTAAAGAAGATAAAGATGGTAATTACATGGCTAAACAACAACTGTTCACCATTGGTACGTTAGCATTACAAATGTGGGAGATTTTAGAAGATGACGAACAGTTAGATGACTGGATGGAATCTAAAATTGCTCAAGCTGAACAATCAATCGTTTCAGTAGTTAAAGCTTACATGTATGACGAAGTGATTGATGATATGAAAGGTATGGAAACTTTAAACTACAGTGATATTGTTATTGGTAAGTAATGAAAAAGAAAAAACTTATAACTGAAGAAGGTAAAAATAAATTTTATCTATACAATCCTATCCCTATTGTTAAACAGGAGGCGGTTATTGTTATTCAAGACATTTTAGATGCTTATGGATTAAATTATAATTGGGGACAAGATGTTGATTTGAATAGTTTAAATGTTGTTAACCGATTAAGATTTGAAGATTACATTAATCGTATTGTTAAGTATAAAGAGATTAGAGGGCACGCAATTGAAGGATTGATGGCTGGGTTATTTAATGGAACACTCAATGAAAGTAAAAGTGGTATTTGGGATTATAAAATAAATCAGGGTGAGGTTGAACAAAAATTTTTAAACGACAACACTGAAAGTCCATCAATAGGAGGTTTCACAACAGCATTAAATGGATTGGGTGTAGATGCGGTTATGGATATAAAAAATACTCTATCAAAATATGATATGACAGGAACCAATTTATTTTTGGTTAATGACGATAGTTTGACTGAATATAAAAAAGAAATTTTAAGAAAAATACTTGTTGATATAACATCTATTACATTTGAATCTGAGGATAGGTTAAAGACATATTATTTAACAAAAGAAAATGCGGTTGAATTGTTTTCAGATGCTAGTAATATAAGAAAACCTAGAAAATTGGGTTCCAACGAGTTAAGAGTTTCGTCAGATGTTTTTATCAAAAAAGGAAGTTCTTTTGATATTATTAAACCAATAGTAAGTGATGAAGAACGTAAAGAATATTTGGAGGTAAGTCAAAGAGATGAGGAAGTTGCCAAGATTTTTGGCCCTTATGGTGGTAAGATTAGACCTGATATTTTAAATTGGATAGAACAAAATAAAGAAGAATTTAAAAATTTAGTTAATACATTGTTATAATGAAAGTTGTTATTACGGAAGAACAATATAAACGATTACTGAATGAAGATTTAGGTGTTAGTCGTGCGACAATTCCATATATTAATATTGTTCTTAATGAAGTTACGCCAATTGTTGAAGATATGACATTCAATAAAAAAAATGATTTGGAGTCAATTAATTTAGATTATAATACAATGAAACAAGTTGTTAAGTCAGACCCGGATTCATTTATTGAGTTTCCTGTTGAAGGGATGGACATTGAGATTAAATTTGGCTATGTGAAAAAACCGAATAGTAATGCTAAGTTTAGAACAGGTGGAGCGATGTATCAGATTAAAAAAGAATCTGAAGGTGAATCTTATATGAAACTTCCATCACTTGAAATACCTGAAAAAATACTGAAAGAAATTAATAAAACTATCATAGGTAAAATGGAAGTTGAAGTTTTAATAACACCTACATTTGAACCTGAAGATATTGGTGATTTGATTGATGATTTAAGGGATAGTATTACTCACGAAATGTTACATCTATATGAGTTTTACAAAAGATGGGAGTCAACAGGTAAGGGTGAGATTGATTTAACAAAAACATTTGCGGGTGGAATTAATCCGAATGTCCCTAAAAAGATTTTCAAATATTATAGTGAATTTTTAGATTTGGTTTATTATTCTGAACCATATGAATTGAATGCTATGTCACAAGAAGCTTATTCTAAATCATTTAAGATGACACCCGAAGAGTTTACAAAATCACCTTATTGGATTGCAGCTGATAAAATGGAAAAGTTTAACGCTGACAAGTTTTTTGACGGGTTGGTAGATGTTATCAAAGAAAGAAGTGGTGAGGATACTCTTGTTTATCATTTAAGTAATTTACATAAGTTCTATATGAAACAGTATAGACAAATTGCTAAACAAAGTGGTAAACCTGTTCCACAAAATATAGAGAAAACAAATAGTATTTACGAGTTGTTTAAAATGTATGAACCAAGAATTAACAAAGCTGGTAAAAAATTAAAAAGAAATTTAGGTCGTGTTTATGGAATTGAAAAATATTAACATATTATTTTTTATCTTATTATTCACATCTTGTACTAGTTTTGAAAATCTAACTGATGACAGAACAAGACCTGAAGATGATGAGATGTATTGGAACAGGACTGAAGAGTTTTGGGTAACTAATCACGAACCAAAGGAAAGAACAGTATCAAGTGAGGATTATTATGGTAACAGAACTGTATTACCTGTAACATATTACAACAACTATCCTGACTATAACTACTATAATAGAAACAACAATTATTATTCAAACTATAACTATCAACAGACGACACTACCATTACCACCACCTCCACCACAACACAACAATCCTTCACCGACCATTAACACTCCTAAACCAAATGTAACTCATTATAAAAGAAATAATGAACCACAGAGAGGTAATTCTAAACCTGGTGTTAGACGATGAATAAAGAACTTAACGGGATAAATAAATTTCTTGAGGGTAAAACTTTTGGTTATGACCACCGTGTTAGTTTCAGTGAAAAACCTCAAAAGGGTTATTATCAATTTCATATAGATAAAGTTGCTCAGTTAATAAGTATTGGTGAAATGAAAGACCACCTTTTTGTATCGGTTAAATTGGTTAATGGTGAAGGTATGGTTAATTATTACTTATGTGCGTTTGGTAATAAAGAAAAAATAATTGGGAGAGACCGTGTTAATAAAGGATGGTATGAGTTTTCAGTTCAAATAGGTCATGACATTGAGGAATTCCTTAAATTCTTTAGTATTGATATGCCTGTCGTTGTTGATAACTTAGAATTTACCCCATCAAAAGATTTTGTTCCATTAATTATTTTGCCAAGTTAGAATAATTTCGTATCTTAGCTCCCTTATGAGCGACAAAACTAAATTTACAAGAACCTACGAAACGGACGAGACCATTGCTGTTTGGACTTATGATTTGGATAAGTTCAAGAACGGCCCGATTTCTGTTGACATCAAATACAAATACGACCCTGACAGGAAACTTTCCAACAGGGAAAAATACTCAAAGAAAAAATGAAAGTAATATTTTTAGACCACGATGGAGTTATCTGTCTATCCAATAACTGGGGGTCACGATTTAAGAAACAAAAAAAGTATAGAAAAAAATTGAGTCAATCAGTAATGACAATGCCTCTTGATGCTCGTTTTGATAACTTTGACAAGAAGGCAATCAAAGTATTGAATGAAATCTTGGAACAGACTGGCGCAGAAATCGTTGTATCTTCCGATTGGAAAGTTTGGTGTTCAGTTGAAGAGATGGGTGATTACTACGAAAAACAAGGTATCATCAAACGGCCAATTGATTTTACAACCAATACAATTGATGGTGAAAAAGTTACCTGGCACCGAAATTGGGATTTGGAAGGAACAAGAAGTGTACAAATTCAAGAATGGTTAAAGGAACATCCCGAAGTTACACATTGGGTTGCAATTGATGATTTGGATATGGGAAAGACCGGACTACATTACTCAATGGAATATGAACACGAATGGGGACTTGATAACTTTGTTTTAACACCTTTGAACAATGAGGGTATCAAACAACTTGGAGTTAAAGAAAAGGTGTTATCCTTTTTGGAAGGGTAATATTTATGTAATATGAAATACCTAATATCAGAAGAACAAAATAAATTTTTGAAGGAAGAGTTGGATAAACCAAATTTTAAAAATTTGATTAAGAAATTGTTTGAGAAACAAGTTAGGAAAGGCGAACAACCACATATTGATAATATGATTATGGATTTCTTTGAAGTTGATGTGTGGGAAAAAGACTTTAATATCCTTATTGAATTATTAAGGGATTTCTTGGGTAGGGAACAATCGGTTAAATTGACTGAAGAACTATTACAGAAAACCTTCAAAACAGACCGATATAACTTTTCAGGTGGATACAGTTTTGATTTCAAAGCTAAAATAATAGACCAAGAAGATGGGGAATATTTTAAAGTAGATGTTTATATTTTACCGGGTGGTGAGGTGGATTTAGTAATGACAGATGAAGGAGTTCGTGATTTAAAACAAGCTCTTAACGACCAATCTATTGGATTTGAAATTGAAAGTGAAGTGAAGGAAATTATTGATGAAATTTTTACAGAAGAAATTACCTATAAGACTGGTGTTGTTGTGGATTTAGAAACACTTATTATTCAGGAGTAAGGTAACATATAGTTAGTATTCACATGCCAACCCATCCAGTTAAAATCAACGAAAGATTTGTTGTTTGTTATATCCTCAGTTAGACATCCCCATATTAGCTCATCAATATGGTGGTCAAACTTATCGTGAAGTATGTCAAGTATTTCATCTTCATCAAATCCATAGTAAACTTCACCATCTAATGTTATTTCCATAGATTTAACTAATAAATTAACGTCTATGACAATCATTTCGGCATCAACTTCAAAATAAAAGTCTTTAGAAAAACGACCTTCAATCGTTATTTTTTTACGTTCATATTGGGAATCTAATTTAAATGGTTTTCCCACAAGACAACTATTAATTTCATTTAAACTTTTTTGTGGAATATATAAACCATCGCAATCTAAATAATATAAAAATTGAGGAGCTACGTTAACCTCAGGAAAAAATTTTCTTAACGAATGTATTTCTTCATCAATGTAACCTGAGAGAGCTTCATGGGTGTATGGTAAGTTTTTAGGGTTGTCTATTGTATAGACAGGTACTTTTTTGTAATGAAATGATTTTTTTTCTTCACCTGTTAAACGCAATGTTATACCATCTGCGTCAATTACAGATAACATTTTAACAACAGTGTCCATTAATCTTTTTATTTGTAATTCACTAGTATTCATATTATGTAAATAGTAATAATTTTATTTAAAATTTGAAACTAAAATGAAAAAAAACTTGACATAACTCAAAAATAGTAGTACTTTTGTAAAACAATTGATATTTAATAAGAAAACAATGAAACAGAACTCAAAACATAACGCAAGTAATCTCCCGACAAACGTGGGCCAATCGTGGTTTACGATTAAGGGGCAGGATTGCCGTAAGTTCAGGGTTCTTAATAAGATGTAATCGTATCATCAAATATATAAGGAAACCCTGGACTACAAAAAGTTCAGGGTTTTTTTTTGGTGTTAGAAATGGTTCTTTGACGTATTGGGAAAATGGTGATGTAGCTCAGAGGTGGAGCATCTGATTGTTAATCAGAGGGTCGGGATTTCGAAATTCCCCATCACCGCAATTTAATGACTTCGTAGCTCAGCAGGTTTAGAGCACCTCACTTTTAATGAGGGAGTCGTGGGTTCGAGTCCCACCGGGGTCACTTTTTTAATTAGGTGGTAAAACATACGTTCAGGTGAACTTTACTAATTTTTCTGATATTTATTAATAAATGAATTATGAAATTATCAGGAGTAACAAAAGAACAAATGTTTGAAGTATTATCTTCATCAAAATCAATGAGAGAAGTTATTCTTTCATTTGGATTACAACCTAATGGTTCCGGGGGATATCGGAACATTAAACGAAAAATAATGGAACTTGGGTTAGAAATCCCAAAGTATAATTACTTTGGTGAGGGTTCTAAAAAAAGAAGACATAATGATGAAAATGTTTTTTGTGAGAATTCTCAGTTTCCAAGACAACATCTTAAAAAAAGAATTATTAATAATAAAATAATTGATTATATATGCGAAAAATGTAATAATAGTGGGCAATGGGAGGGAAATGATTTATCATTACATTTAGACCATAAGAATGGTATAAATGACGATAATAGAATTGAAAATCTGAGATTTCTTTGTCCTAATTGTCATTCACAAACCCCGACATATGCGGGTAAATCAAGGAAAAAATAAACACACGTCTGTAGCTCAGGGGCAGAGCACTTCTCTCCAAAAGAAGGTGTCGGGATTTCGAAATTCTCCAGACGTGCAACAAGCCTCCATAGCTCAGTAGGTCAGAGCGACTGATTTGTAATCAGTAGGTCGTTGGTTCGATTCCGACTGGAGGCTCTAACATTCTCACGTAGCTCAGTTGGTTTAGAGCGTTTGTCTGATACACAAAAGGTCGTTGGTTCGATTCCAACCGTGAGAACTTAATAACGAGTAGTTGGGGAGTCCGGTTACCCCGCTTGCTTTGGGAGCAAGAGAACTCGCAGGTTCGAATCCTGCCTACTCGACTATGATGGGGGTGCATGTACCAAGGCTTGGCGAGAAACACTTGCAATGTTTCTGAGGTCGTTTCGATTACGACCATCTCCACAACTTAGCCCCTTAGCTCAGTGGTTTAGAGCGATTGTCTTACAAACAATAGGTCGTGTGTTCGATTCACACAGGGGCTACATTAATTCGGTATAAATCAGTATTATTTTTACCGGAACAACAAAAAAGTTTGTATATTAGCAAACGAAATATGGAGCGGTTACCAACGTGGTCAAGGTGAACGACTGAAAATCGTTTTATGAGAGTTCGATTCTCTCCCGCTCCACGAGGTTCTGAATTAACAGGACAACCCCCACCTCCGATATGGCAGTCGGTCCGTTAATCCGACGAAGATGGGGTTTTTAAAAAGTGTCTCGGTACGCTCTGACGAAAGTCAACGACGAGGTCTCGGTGGACAGAAGGCCTCTGATTCCACCCAAACTGCGGGTGTCGTATAACGGCTTATTATGACTGGCTTCCAACCAGTAGACGGGGTTTCGATTACCCCCACCCGCTCTTTTGGCTCCATGGTTGAATGGCTACAATGCCGGCTTGTCACGCCGTGTGGTACGGGTTCGAATCCCGTTGGAGCCGCTAAAGAGGAGTAACTTGCGTAGGTGCCTCAGGGGACTGCAGCCCCACTACGCTCCATATTGTCCCTTCGTCTAAAGGCAGGACATCTGATTTTGGTTCAGATAATGGTGGTTCGAATCCATCAGGGACAACTTTTTTTTGTTTGATTGAAATTTATGGTTATCTTTGTATATTAGAAATAAATAAACTATGGAAAAAAATAAAAATTTAGTAAAATTTGTTAATTTTTTAAAAAATTCATACTCTAATGAGAGTAATGAATTTAAAAATAATTCACATGAAAAAAACTTTAAAAGTTTTCTTTTAAATGAAAATTTTAGTGAAGTTATTAAGAAAGATGAAAATTGGGATACTATTAAAAAATTGGAAAAACTTAAATTTTCTGATGTTTATAAAGGAAAATTTTTATTTCTATATCAACCATTTGGCTCTCAAAAAACACCGGATTTTATTGTTATAATTGACGGTTGGGTTGTTTGGATTGAATTGAAGAGAGCTAAAGGTAAAAAAATATCATGGAATACTGGTTTTCCTAAAGATAATATTTTATATATTTTTGATAGTGAAAAACTAGGTAGAGTTATTTTTTTAGGTAAAGACCATCCAGTGTATGGCGGTAAAGAAGAAGAATATTCATTAATATTGAAAAAAAATAAGAAAGATTGTGAAAGAAATTTTGAAGGAACAGTGTTTAATCATTACCCAAGACCAATGTTGATTGATTGTGGTGAATATAATAAAGAACTTCTTTTTGAAAGTGTTAAAGAAGTTTTGAAAAAAATAAAATAATTATGGATTTAAAACATGAATACGGGCAGTATTTTACTGAAGAAAAATTAACTGATGAAATTGTTAAAAAAAGTTTAACATATATTAAAAATATTAATAATGTACTTGAACCTTCATATGGTGATGGACAATTTATTAAATCACTTTTAAAAATTAACCCAAATTTAAATATAGATGCTTATGAAATCGACCCCGAAGTTTTTATAGATATTGAAAACTCTAATTGTGTTTTAGGTGATTTTCTTTTTTCAGATATCTCTAAAAAATACTCTTTAATTATCGGTAATCCACCATATATTGAGTTAGTTTATTCATTTTATGATGAAAAAAATCAAATTGAATTTAAAAAAAAATATGGTAAAAAAGGTCGGGGTCGAATTAATTTAATACATGCTTTTTTTGACAAATCATTTGACCTTTTAGAGGATGAGGGTATTATTTCTTTTTTACTACCATCTTCATTTTTAACTTCCCCATGGTATAACGATATTCGAGAAAAAATATATCATGAATTTGAAATTAAAGAACTGATTGAAGATGTCCAATTCAAAGGGGTTTCAATACAAGTTTTATTGTTAATTATAAAAAAAATAAAATCTAGTGAACATAATTACATTATTAAAAAAAATAATGTTTATCAAATAACTAATAAAAAAACAAACCAAACTAATTTAAAAACTATTAAAGATTTTGGATTTAAAGTTGGTGTTGGTAATTATTGCTGGTCACATTATAAAGAACTTTTGAATAACAATGAAATAGGTTATAAAATTCTATATTCTTCGTTTATTTCAGATAATCAAATTATTGAAATAGAAAATAAAAATAAAGATAAAAAAAGTCATATAAGTTTAGATGATGTTAATTTAATTCAAAATGCTATCGTATTTCCAAGAACGTCATCTAAAAAAATTAGATTTTCATTAATTGAAAATAATGAATACGTTTTTGAGAATCATATCATTTATGTTACACATGAAAATATTAATATTTTAAGAAAACTTTATAATTTTTTAATTGAAAACACTGATGAAGTTGAAAAATTATTAAATTCAACAAACTTAACAAAAACTGAAGTTGAAAATATATTGTGTAATATAGATTAATTTGTTTTATTAATAAACTTACCTTATCTTTGTCCTATGAATAAAGAATTTGTTACATACGAAATTGCGTTAGAACTCAAGAAACTTGGATTTAATGAACCTTGTTGGGGGTATTACGATATTGATGAGGGATATAGTATTGGGTATGCGTTTTGCTATTCAAATAGAGAATCACAACCTGAAATCGGATGTTCCGCACCACCACACCAACAAGTGTTCGGATGGTTTGAAGATAATTATTCATACTTTGTGGATATTAAAACTGATACCACACCGAATGAGATTTTGGGATTTGACTATACGATTAAGAGTTGGAAGTTTCCACCGATGTATTTTGATTTCTTCAAAGATAAGAGAGAAGGAAATATTGAGGTAATCAAGAAGATGATTGAGATGGCGAAGAAAGAGAAACAAAAGGAGACTCTTATTGAGTTGATGGATAACGATAAAGATTTAGATAAATAATATGACACAGAAACAACAAGACGCAATTGATAGTATAATGGACTACTTCAAGTTTGAACAAGTCCGAAAAGTAATGGAAGTATTGAATTGGGAGTGGGCGCCTTCTGACGAAGGTATTCCAACTGTTCCTGAATTGAGACAAGAAGCGAGACGATTATTAAAGATGGCGTTCCAAGAAAAAACAGATGTATCAACAGGTGGGTTCCACGTAAAATATGAATCGGATGAAGATGGTTGCGAGTTTATTCAATTAATCTTTGCGGTTGAAGAATGGTATGAAGATGTGGAAAAAGATTTAGCGGAATAAGAAAAATATGGCATCAGGTATTGTAATTGGAATCTTCATAGGATGGTTAATATGGGGAAGAGAAGAATAAAAAAAGATTTGGCTGAATAAGAAAGTTGTTATATCTTTGTTGAAGTTCATTAAGAGATAAATAAAATAATTAGTATATGGAACATTCGGTAAAAGAAATCGCAAAAAGATATTCAGAATTGTCTGACCTCAGAAAAGATAAAAAAAGATTTGTTGAATCTAATTTTATCCAATTCGCAAAGGACAATCAACGTAAGTATACCCTTATTGAAAATGGGGATGACTTGATGGTTAGTACTTGGCATTCAAATGACTTGATTGAAGATTACCGAAAAACGTTGTAAAGATATAGTCAGGTGGACGTAATGAGGGAGGGACCCAAATCCGTAAGGTTGTCTAATCCGTCGAGAACGGTATCCGGTTCGAGTCCGGCCCTGACTACAAATTAAAAGTTATGAAAAAACTAATTAAAAGTTTTCACACGGCGATAGAGGAGGCTTGTTATCCAATAGACCCATTTCCGGTTTATTTGTTTATGGCAATAGCGTTATTATGTCCCGTCATAGTTAAGTTATTAGGATAATCATAGTCAGGTAACTTAATTGGCAAAGCTCCTAACAAGGAAGATTGCAGGTTCGAATCCTGTTCTGACTACACGTTCTGACTAATCATCAGATAGTATGCCCCATACGATGAGAAATGGTGTGATAACCATAGGGGAGAGTTGAAGGTTTGTATATATATTACCTTCTAGTTGACTACTAAGGTCGGTAAAACCCATCACGAAGGGGAGCAAGACAGTTTATTCCTAACTCAGCAATGAGGACAGCCATAACACCTGTAAGTTGGATAGATAAGGGTGTTTTTATATAGTCAGGTAGTTTAATTGTTAAAACGTTCTCATAGTGAGAAGATTACAGGCTCGTTACCTGTCCTGGCTACAAAAAAACAAATAAATATGGAAGAGATAATGGTTTATGGAATTATGTTTACGACTGTACTATATTTTACAGTTGGGATTTGTGGAGGGTTTGATACAGATAAAGACAATCCGTGGAAAAAGAAATAGTCAGGTTGGTACAAGGTCGGTTGGATTCCGATGGAAGGTTGTGGCAACGGGTAGCGCCCTATAGAGAGGTTCGATTCCTCTCCTGACTTCAAATACAGTGTAACAAATACCTGAGCTGAAATGTTAACTAAATGTCAGGGATATGTAGGTTGTGACTTACCACAATATAGTCAGGTGGCGAATGGTAACGCAGCTCGCGGTGTACACTATAAAGGGGTGACAATGCAGGTTCGAATCCTGTTCTGATTGCAATGAGTAAGAGATACTCAGTAAGATTGGCTACATTCTGTAAAAAAGTAGTGGTAGTAAAAAGCCCCCGACCTTAATGGGGAATCGATTCGGGTTAAAGTGAAGCATATCCGCAGCTCCGACGTATAGGATTGACAAGTTTTTATGTGGTAAGACACTAATGAAAAAGACCTACTGAGCGAAAGGCAGAAGGGGATATGGTTCTCGAAACAGTTAGAGAAACCCGTTAAAATCTACTCACTGGAATCTCAGGTGGGGAACTTTGGAAGAGTAAAGCGTAATTGGTATCGCCCCGGTCTTGAAAACCGGTATCGGGAAACTGATGTGTAGGTTCGAGTCCTATCTCTTCCGCTTATTTACCCCTTTGCTGTAACTGGTAACCAGGGTGGTCTTAGAAACCATTGTCTTAAAGACGTGTAGGTTCGACTCCTACAAGGGGTACAAAACACATAAACTCAAGTACCCATACTGAGGACGGTGGGCTAAGTAAGATACAATTCCGTCATGCAGGGAGTAGAATGCTTGAGAGTGTGTTTTTTACACGGTGTCTATGGTGTAGAGGCGAGCACGACAGATTGTGGTTCTGTTAGCACCAGTTCGAATCTGGTTAGACACACTAACATGGAGAGTAAAGGAGGGTAATGGTGACCCCGACTGTTTGCTAAACAGTAACCCATTAAGTTGGGCGTGGTTCGAGTCCACTGCTCTCCGCTTTGCCCCTGTAGTTCAATGGATTAGAACCTATCGCTACGGACGATAAGATGGAAGTTCGAATCTTTCCGGGGGTACTTTAATAAGGTCGGATGTCCGAGTGGCTCAGGAGGTGGTCTGCAAAACCATCCACGTTGGTTCGATTCCAACTCCGACCTCAACTTTTTTTGACTTTATGTAGTCTAATGTGTAATATTAATTTCTTATGAAAAAACTTTTATTTTTACTATTACTTATCCCATCGTTTGTGTTTTCACAATGTGTTGGGATTCAATCAGCGGTTCTTAACCCCGCACCTGTTGGTGGAGGTTATTTACCTGGTACTGTTGTTACTATGACCTTCACCATGAATGGTTGGAACGGGACTCAGTTTGGTTCTAATTGGGTTGAGGGGTTTTCACTTAATTTGGGGAATGGTTGGGTTTCTTATTCTCCTGTTTCTGAACCCGGCAATTGTTCTTTAAATGGAACATGGCTTTGGGTGGAAAGTGTGACATCAAGTTCCACAGGATTGACTGAGGGTCCTGGTTATTTCCATGAAGGACCACAGGGGCCTGTTGATGGTAACCCTGGAAATGATTGGGGTGATTTTGGAACCATATGTGATTGGACTTTTTCTGTTAACCTTGTTGTTACAGACCAATGTGACCCTTTATCGTTATTAATTGAAGTTGAAACATTTGCTGATGGAACTATGGGTAGTTGGGGTACTCAATCTTGTTTTGATTCCCCTTACCAAGTATTTAACGGTGTTGTTGATGGTAATAATGTTGTAACTCCACCTATTTCATTTTCAAATGATACATTATGTGTTAATACTACGGAAGATTACTTTGTAATACCGACTCTTGGTTCAACATATGATTGGACTGTTAATGGTGGTAATTTATCACCTGACGGACAACCGTTTACTGAAGTTGTTTGGGGTAATCTTGTTGGGACCTATACGTTATCAGTTACTGAAACTAATTCGCAAGGATGTATTGGTGAACCTGTTAGTGTGGATATTACATTGGTTGACCCTACGATTGTTTTTGATAGTTCATATTATTTATGTCCATCGGAGAGTGTTGTATTAAATGCCACACCACAAGGAGGAACATGGAATTCCCAATATGTTAATGGAAATGTTTTTCAGCCAGTGGTTCCTGGTATTTTTTATCCCACATATACTGTTTCACAATATAATTGTACTGTTACGGATTCTATTGATGTTAACGTCAGGGGTGAGTTCCCACCATTTCCAATAACCTATGATTTCTTGTCTTTGGATTTATGTAGTGATTTTGGTAGTCATATATATTCTGTTGAGGACTCGGCAACTGTTACGTATTATTGGACAATTGATAACATATTATCTGATAATAATACAAATCAGATTTCTTTATTTTGGCCCGATACTACCACAGTTCATACTATTGAAGTTTATGGTGTTGATGACCACGGATGTATGAGTGCGGAAAGTTCAATTATAGTTGAGACAAAATCTTGTTATAGAATTTACGTACCAAATTCATTTACACCAAATGGTGATGGGTTAAATGACGTATTCACATTTAAAGGGTTTAATATTTTTGAACCTAACCTTGAAATTTTTAATAGATGGGGAGATGTTGTTTGTCGTATACAATCGCCAAACCAAGTATGGACAGGAAGTTATTTTAATGGTGGGTATTATTGTGAAAATGGTGTTTATAATTGGAGAATATATTATCGAGATGATAAAGGTGTTGGACATATTCAGAATGGTTATGTAACTTTGATAAGATAAAATTTGATAGTATCAGAAATACTTTATATATTTGTAAAAGAAATAAAAACAAAAAATAAAAATTATGGCTAAGAAGAATAAAAAACAAAACGAAGAGTTGATTGAAAAATTAAATGAAATTCAATCACAATTAAATGAAGTTAAATCTGACGCAGGTTTCGTAGTGGAAGAAGCGGATATCGTTTTCACAAGAGAGCAACTTGAAAACTTCTTGTTTGAGTACACCAGTAAAATAAACGAACTTATCTTTGATGAGATGTATAATTCACTTGACACTGATAATATTGTGTCGATTGAAGTCGATGGTCGTGAAATCACTACAGGAATTGATGAAGATGCTTTAAGAGATGCTTTTGTAGCGGCTTTTGAGAGTATTGAATCCGATGTGATGATGGATTTTGCTGACGATGCAATCTCCGAAGTAATCTAATTTGCAAAGAAGACCCCACAATGTCAGATGTACCAGTCTGATGGACAGTGTGAACCCGGCGAGAAGTCTCCAGGGCTATGGGGGAAAGATACACAGGAATGGAAATCATATGAAGTTAAAAGAGCGTATGATGGTAGTTCAAAAATGGTCCCTCATTATGGGTTGAGAGGGTAAGGGGCTTTAATTAGTCGTGTCGTAATCCACAAGTTGTAGAAATACTAGACAATTCTACAATATACACTCATCTTCCGAGTGAGACCGCCCACGTAACTTTGGGGGTAGGGTGAAGATGTCTTGAGGGTAGCACTGAACGCTATATCTGAAAGGTTATGACGAAATTGATTAACCGAGTAAATATGGACGGAGTGTAAGAGTACAAGTCTTCGGTGGATGGTTACTACGGTCTCACTCTCTTGGGGCATATCCGAAGAAATACTATTGATGGTAAATACTACACCAAAGGTCGTCTCGTGAAATACCACACGGATAGAGAAGACGACCTTTAACTTATATGAAGAAGTAGCTCAGTTGGTAGAGCAAAGGTTTGAAACATCTTGTGCCACGTGGTTCGATTCCCGTCTTCTTCACAAATTTTAAAATTATGGCGGCAAAAGGAAAGAATTGGTATGACACCCTATTATGGGTTGAGGAGGTAATAAAGTCCTGTAAGACACCCTTACAGGGAGTTGCTGCGAAGAAATTGGTAAAACTATATCTTGCGAAATATGAAAAAGAAATTGTAAGTATAGACCTTACCATCTATTACCAACTCATGGAAAAACTTGATAATATTAAATACGAAAAGATATAATATGTCTTGTTGTAAGGAATGTCCTTGGAAGGTTGAAAATAATCACAATAGTAAGTTAAGAAACTTTGTACAACGAACAGGTAGAAAACATACCTGTCATATGGTTAATCCCAAACTATGGGACACATCGGACGATAAACAAATTTGTAAAGGAATAAAATAATATAACATGAATTACGGAAAAGAATTTAGAAAGTTTGCGTTAAGTGAAGGGATTTCATCAACGAGCCTTGATGCGTTTGAGAACTCATTAACACCTTATGTGTTAGAGGAAAGAGAGATGAGAGCAACACAGATTGATATCTTCTCACGATTGATGAGGGAACGTATCTTGTGGGTATCAGGAGCGGTGAACCAACGTATGTCCGATATTGTTCAAGCTCAGATGTTATTCTTGGATTCGGTTGAACAGAAAGATATTACCTTATATATCAACTCACCTGGTGGTTCTGTATTGTGTGGACTTGGTATTGTGGATTTGATGAACTACATTAAATCAGATGTTGTTACCACAAACATTGGTATGTGCGCATCTATGGGTTCGGTGTTACTTTCATCAGGTACCAAAGGTAAACGTTCATCACTTGTGTATTCAAAGGTTATGACCCACCAAGTCAGTCACGGAACAAGTGGTAACATCCAAGACACTCGTATCAATCAAATGGAAGCTGAGAAGTATAACTATATCTTGTTTAAGATGTTGGCTGAGAATTGTGGAAAAACTATTGATGAGGTATTGGAGTTCTCTGCACGTGACAGATGGTATAATTCAGATGAAGCAAAAGAGTTTGGTTTGATTGACGAGGTTATCAAAACTGATGGTACCAAAACAATCACTGAAATGCTTGATGGGTTTGATGACTACTACAAGAAAAGTGTGTTATCAATTTGATAAAAAAAGTTTGTGTAACTGAAAAGAATGTTGTAGATTTGTCGTATGAAAAACGCAATAACTGAACTCTACACAAACTTAACTGATGAACAGTTAAGAGAAGCCATCTTACAAATGAAAGAAGATGAGCCATTGGGAATTATCCGAACAGATGGATGGGTTAGAAAACTAGCCGGACAAGTATGTGAAATCTTAGGAGGTACAGATATGTCAACTCATTTGTTCTTATCTCAAACCAACCTATTCAAAGAAGCGGCATACCGATTTGTAAAATAAAAATTAGCTCAGGTGGCGGAAGCGAGGCTAATGCATTAGTCCGATGGATAGACGCTAGGGTAACCTACCCGAGTCAGAAATGACGTGAAGGTTCAAGTCCTTCTCTGAGTACAAAAAATAAAAGATATGAAAAGAATAATTGTGATATTAGGTATCGGTATGTTTTTAACTGGTTGTTCAGATAAAACCACCATATCCCAAGACACGGAGATGATACAAACAAAGTACCCTAATGGTGTTGTGTATAGAATAGACGGCGAAAGATATATAGTTATTGATTCGTTACACGCTTTAGATGTTCGTGTTAATTTATCTGGAGAGATTACATCAACTGTTAAAATAAAATAGTTAGGTATTGCGTAATGAGAAAACGCACTACAAAAAAATTTGTGGGGTAAAGTATTTCACCTTATCTTTGTGGTATGAATAACGAAATAAAGTACATACCTACAAAAGACGCAATTATTGGATACAGTGATTCTAAAATCGCTCAAAGTGAAAGTAATGATTGTGTTGTTAGAGCTATTGCATCTTCGTTTGAAATGCATTACGATGAAGCACACAAGTTCGTTGCGAAAAAATGGTTTCGTGGAAATCGTGAGGGAACAAGAAACTTCATTGGTGGTATGCGTGGTATGGTTAGTAAAGGAGTTTTGATTAATGGTAAGTCATTCTCCAACTTGGGTGACCAACACGGACATATGAAATATGATGTTAAAGTTAAAGGTCAGATTGTTAAACGTAACATGACCACAGGAACGTTCATTAAGAAATTCCCAAAAGGTAGATATCTTGTTGTTGTTCGTGGACACGCTTTTTCAATCATTGATGGAGTTGTTGTTGGAAACACAGAAGATTCTAAGATGAAAAAACGAGTTATTTTGTATTCTTGGGAAGTTAACTAAGATTTTTTTTGACACGAGAGTATTTATTACTTACATTCTTGACACAAGAGTATTTATTACTTACATTTGTAAAACAATTCAGGAACGACTGAATGTTAAATTGAAATATTAAATGGCGGGGTGGACTGGAGATGGTACCAGCTTGGTCTCATAAGCCAAACGACACAGGTTCGATTCCTGTCCCCGCAACTATGGTCGGTTCATCTAAGGGTTAGGATACAAGATTTTCATTCTTGTCATAGGGGTTCGAATCCCCTACCGACTACTACATTGTGGTGTTGAGCAATTGGTTGGCTCGCCTGTCTGTAAAACAGGTTCCTATGGACTTGGCGGTTCGAGTCCGTCCACCACAACAAACAAACCTTACAGAAGACGGATTAGCACCGTTGAAAGAAACCTTGGCTTCACCGTGGAGTAGCTACCACAACCGAAGTTTAAATGCCCCAAGGTAAGCTGTGATGGACCCTGCTCTGTGTGGCCACACAACAGGTGAACAGTAAATTATGTTCAGTCAAATCTACAACTACGGTGAACGTAGATGGTTTGTTAAAATTAAACCCCCACTCACAAGGTGGGGTTTTTTATTTACAAAAAAACAAATTACCTTATAGTTATTAATGAAACCTTGTTGATGAGGCCCACCTGTCCTGTGAGACAGTTGAGTTGGAGAAATACCAACAAAGTGGGGTTCAATAAACATAAAAAATAAAATAAGGAAAAAAAATGTATTACACAAAACTCAAGAAGTTTCCGTCCGCTTATATTACGACAGGGAAACAAAGATTAAAACAAAACGGCTCAAACGTTTATCTTAACAACGGGGAAGAATTTGAGGTAGAAATCTTCAACCCAAAATCAATTTCAGTTTTAGCAAAAATAAAAATCAATGGGAATTACCTATCAGGTGGTGGTATTATTATCAAACCTGGCCAAAGAGTATTCTTGGAAAGATATTTGAACGAAGCAAGGAAGTTCAAATTTGAGGTGTATGAGGTTAACTCATCATCAAAGGAAGTCCAAGAAGCCATCCAAAACAATGGTGAGGTTGTCGTTGAATTCTATGATGAGAATGTTTATTTGACTAACCCAATTATGACGTTGGCGGGTGGTGCTAATAGTACTTGGACTAATGATAAATGGCATGGTGATATAAACACTATAACCACAGGTACGTATAGTATAAATTGGGGTCAAAACGCTAAGTATTATAACACAAACGTTAATTTAACATCTAACAGTAATACTTTCGCAGGTGACTCAAATGCTTTTTATACCAACGATTCGTATAATACGAACAGTTCACAAAACTTAAAAAAATCATTACAAACTGACAGGTTCAAAGAGACTGGTAGAATTGAGAAAGGTTCAGACTCAAAACAAGAGTTTGAATCAGTTGATATGAATTTTAATTCATTCCCATCAAACTATTCAACATGGAAAATATTACCTTTATCGGAAAAACCATTGACCGCAACCGAAGTGAATATTACACATTGTTCAAATTGTGGAACCAAGATAAAAAAATCATCTTGGAAATTCTGTCCTCAATGTGGAAAACAAATGGTTAGAACCAAAACTGAAATTCATTATACTATGGACACTAAAGTAAGTATTGATGGTAAACATTATTTTATGTTAACATATAATGACACTTTAGATAATTTCCTAAAGAGAAATGAAAATAAACTAATTTACATAAAATCAGATTCATTGACATCCGACTCGTTGAGAGCTATTGTCATTGACTAAAAAAATATCAACAAGGTTTCATTAACCCCTCCGATGTGAGGGGTTTTTTTATTTTTCGATATATTTATTAATAAAATTAAAAACTATGAAAAATAAAGAATTGTTATCTGAAGAAATATCACAAATGAAATATCTTTTTGGTTATAAAAAAGGTATGGTTATTTCAGAACAAGTTACAGAGCCAACTGATATGTCAAGCGATGAACTTAAATCACAGAATCAAGATTTAAAAAATCAAATAGACATTAAGCGTAAAGAAATTATGGCAACTAGAGGTCAAAACCTTAGAACTATTGTTGACGATAAAAAAGAAAATATTGCGCAATTTATTGATAAAGTTAAAGAATTTATTGATAATGAAAAAGAAGATATTAGTACGTTTGCCGAAAATGCGGTAGACACTGCTGAAAACATCATCAATTCAATTAATGAAAAAATTGAACAAACTAAAACTAAACTTGGTAATAAAATTGAAGATGTTAAGGTTAAACGTCAGATTGAAAAGGCTGAGGAATTAAATAAAAAATTTGAAGCACTTAAACAAAAAGGTGAAGAATTAAAACAAACTGGAAGAGTGTTAACACCTGAGGAAAAAAGAAAGGCTAAAAGAGGTTTATTAATACTCCTACTTGACATAATTGCTGTATTTTCATTTTTCACTTTTGCCCCAGCTCTTGTTCCGTTAGCACCATCGTTAATACCTTAAATTGGTAAAACATTTTTGTATAAAAACTATTAAACCCTGTCGTAAATGATGGGGTTTTTTGTTTATATTTGTATTTATAAATTATATGACAAAGAAAGAACAAATATTGAGTAGTTTTTTAAAAACTAAAATGAACATCCCAAAAGATGTTAAATATGAGTTTGTTGATTTGGATAATAAACGAGCATTGAAGGTTTATACTGATGTTGCCAAGACTGATAAAAACAGTGGACAATATGATGAAGAATACACCAAGTTTTTTAGACCCTCAACAAAAAAAATAACTGGAATCCCAAGGTTTACATATGATTGGTCAAGAAAGTTTGAAGGTGTATTTAATGAGTTTTTTAATTCAACAGGATTACCAAAAGAATATTATAAAGTTTATGATGAGTTCATTAATTATGATTACTTATCAGATATCAATGATAAGATTGAAGACGCAATTAAGAGAACAAACTATCCCAATACAGAATTTAATTGGGATAGAGACAACAATCCTGAACTAAGAATCGTATTTACTAATTTAACAAAGGAACAATTTGACGATTGGAGAGATTTTAAAAATGAGTTACAAGATGAACTTAGAGGTTCCGTTGATTTAGATGAGTATAATCTTTCATTTAGACAACCAAGATAATTTGATTATTTAAAAGTTTTATCTTATATTTGTTAATGAAATTGATTTTAGGAATGTTAGTGGGGTTACTCGCTCAAGTACTAACCTTCTTACAACTACAAGGAAGATGGAAGTATGATTGGATGAAAAACAACCAATGGTTGGTCGTACTAATGGGTATTCCGATTTCAATTTTGTTTATGACATCAGTTGGTTTGATGGTTGAACACTTCAACGGACAGTTGTGGCCATCAAGGTTGATAGGATTTGTGTTGGGAACAATTATGTTTACAATCTTATCTATTACATTGTTTGGTGAACCTATAACGGTTAAAACGGGGGTGTGTTTAGGTTTGAGTTTTTTGATACTGATGGTTCAGTTGTTTTGGAAGTAAAGCGCCCTTATCTCAGTTGGTTAGAGAAGCTCGCTCATAACGAGAAGGTCATAGGTTCGAGTCCTGTAGGGCGCACTTGTTGGTTGGATGGTGGAACAGGTAGACACGCAGCACTTAAAATGCTGTGGACTAACGTCCGTGCGGGTTCGATTCCCGCTCCGACTACTAAACAAACCCTCTAATTTATTTAGGGGGTTTTTTGGTTTTATTAATATTTATCATTATATTCGTATTATGAAAAATCCATTTGAAGGTTTTACAGAGGAACAGATTAAGAAACTGATGTTTTCTACTGACTTATCTTTATACGAAAGGAATAAAGAATTATTTGAGAAAAATGTCCGTATCAAACAAACTGAAAATAAGAAACCTACTTCGTGAGGCGGTAGGTGTTCCATCTGATATTGAAATGATGACTTCGGTATTCGCTGAGGTCGTTAAAAAACTGCTCTATTCTTTCAAATCATCCAACGAACCTTTAGACGAGGTTGAGATTGATGTTAAAACCATTGGTGAAAGTGTTATGCGTAGGGGTGAGATTGAAATTGACGGTGATAAATCTTGGAACATGGTTAAGGAAACTCAAAGCTTTGATGAACAGGAGTGGGGTAAGTTTCCGATGTATAAAAATCCTATTGATATTAAGTTTGAAATCTTTGAAGAGGGTGTTTTACAGGCGGTTTATAAAAGTAATCTTAATGTTGATGCGTCACATAGTTTTGATGCTGCTGACTTTAAGAGTGGTGATGTGTTTGATATTAGTATGTTTGAATTCCATATTAGAATGGATGAGGAAACGTGGGATAATTTGGAATTGTTATCTCCAACGTTGGAGTCAGTTATTTCACATGAGTTATTACATGCTTATCAGTTGTATAAGAGATATACTAATAAGGGTCAGGTAGGATTTGGTAAGGGTCAGGCAACAAATGTATTGGTTAATGCTATTAAAAGTCAGTTCTTACCTGAATGGAATAATTTTTTACATTTGATTTATTTGAGTTTGAACTTTGAGCAAGACGCTCGTATTCCACAGGTGTCACATATTTTAAGAAGGACTAAGATTGATAGTTATGAAGATTTCATTGAAGCTTTAAGGGGTACATCGGTTTTTAAAGAGATTAAAGAATTAAGAGATTTCTCAGCGGATGATTTATTTGAATCATTAAAAAAGATTAATAGCCTCCAAGATATGATATTTAAAGAGGTGGCGGTTGAGAAGGCTTATGAATGGATTTTTGAATGGAATGATATTTTGGAAAAGATTGTGGAACATACGGTTGCGAATGGTGTTAGTCCGTCTAAGATTGACGCAATACCATTGGCGGTTAGAAAAGACCCAAAGAAGTTTTTTGAATACTTTGAAAGAAAGTTTAAATTCACGGCTAATAATATGTTAAAGAGAGTTTCAAAACTTTATTCTTTAAGATGAAATATAAATTAACACCACATCAATATCAGAAACTTCAGAACATGATTTATAATGTTATTGAGGATATGATGCCTGAACATATTAATGTTGAGTATGTTGATGGTTATTATCATAGTGATTTGAATGATGTGGATGATATAAATGAAATTGATTCGGTTTTATTTTATGATGCAGAAAGTTACGAAAATCTTTTTAAGATACGTATAAGACATCATTATGATGATACTGTTCCTAAAATATTTATTGAGGATTTTATTAAAGAAAAACTTGATGGTTTATTTGGTGAGGGTAGGTGGCATGAACAGTTAATCAAATGGATTGAAAATAGTCATCCTGAAGTTACCACTTTATATGACAAAATTAAATCTGTAGTATAATACTTATTAGTATGGCAGAGATATACAACAGTATTAATCCAAACAAAATCAAAATAGATTATACCTCAAATGGTAATTCTAATAATCTTCATTATGATTCCAATTTTTTAAATATTAATACTTGGTATTTTGGTATAGATGTTAATCGGAATTATGGAACATCATCAAAATCAGGGTGGTATCAAGGGATTGATAATCGTACAATAGATGACGCTACCTATACAATATATTATACGGGTACAACAACAGGTAAAACTAATAATCTTAATGATTATTATAGATGTGTTCAATATACTGACACACAAGACGTTATTAATTTTGTTAATTCACAGGCGGGTTTTAGTGTTGCGGATTTTCCAGAGGCTTTAAATTGGTTTAAACATGATGCTTCTGCTGGAAACGGAACATCAGGTAGAGGTGGAGGAGGTTCAAATGTTTGTGTTAATATGAATTATCCAAACATACCAACGAGTGGGTTAACATTTGCTTTGGATGCGGGGCATGCCGCCTCATATCCATTTATGAATCCAACTTGGTATGATTTTACCCAATCAGCTATGAGTGGTTTTTCAGGAAGTTCAAGAATTATTAGTCATTTTGATGAGACTAGTTTCTTTTTTGATTTTATTGATAATGGGGTTATTGAACCTTTAGAGGTTTTTACTAATACGACTTATAATAGAAATCTTGGGAGTGGTTTTACTATAATATTTTGGGCGAAACCGACATACAATGCTGATGGAGCATCGCAGTATGTTTTTTCTTGTGCTCCAACTATAGGAACTCCTATAAATCAAAGTGTTGGTTTTTACAATGAAAAGGGTAATATTAGATTTTATTATGCTATTACAGATTCTGCCGGAGTGTCTAAAACAAGAATTGGAACTGCAAATATTGATACTATAAGCTGGCATCAATTTACATATGTTTTTGAACCTAATGGTGGAGGAACTACTACAACTAGTTTTTATCTTGATGGTACATTATCTGAAACTAATACAGAAACCTTTACCGCTGCTTCTTGGTCGCCATCATCACCTAATTGGAAAATAGGTCAAAGTACCCCAGGAAATACTGCAGGTAAGACTTATTATGGTGGTCTACAAGTTTTATTGGTGTATAACAGAGTATTAAGTGCTACTGAAATTGCTGACATATACCAAAACTATTTTGACACAAGGGCTTTATTTGCGTGACAATTTGTCATACTTTTTTCTTTGGCACATTGTTTAATAGATTACTTTTGGATAATATTTTATTGGTATTGTTTTAGGATTTTGATAAAATATTTGATATTTATTGGTAAAGAACTATTATGAAAAATTGTTTAATTTGCAACGTTGAAATTCCTGAAAATAAAAAATACTGCTCAAGGGTATGTTATAACGTTGTTTTGAAAGAAAATTTAGAGTTCAGGAATAAATCAAATATTGGAAAACGTTGGGAAGAGATTATGGATGAGAGTACTGCGAATGATAGAAGATTGAAGCAAAGTGAGAAATTCAAAAATAATAATCCGTCTTCTAACCCTGATGTTGCAAAGAAAATTTCAGAATCTTTAAAAGAACACCGAAAATTAAATCCATTAACAGGTGAAAAAAATCCTTTTTATGGAAAAAAACATTCTGATGAATATAAAGTTGGACAATCTAATAAAAAAAAGGGTAAGAGGCCCTACAATCAAGAACAATTTGAAAGACAAAATCAAAACACCCCAAAGGGTAGTGAACATCCTAATTGGAATGGCGGTACATCTAATGAACCGTACCCATTTGAGTTTAATAAAATTCTTAAAGAAAATGTTAAAATAAGGGATGAATTTAAATGTGGAATTTGCGATAAAGAAACTCAAAAATTGGCAATACATCACATTGATTATAATAAAGATAATATTGGATTTGATAATTTAATTTCTTTATGTTATAGTTGTCACGGGAAGACAAATTATAACAGAGAATGTTGGATTGAATTCTTTAATAAAAAAATAAATAAATAAATTATATTAAATATGGGAAAAATAATAGGCGTGGATTTAGGGACTACAAATTCTTGCGTTGCCGTAATGGAAGGTAACGAACCAGTTGTAATTACAAACAGTGAAGGAAAAAGAACCACCCCTTCAATTGTGGGTTTCTTAAATGGTGGTGAAAGAAAGGTTGGTGACCCGGCTAAACGTCAGGCGGTTACTAATCCTGATAAGACTATATCATCTATCAAACGTTTCATGGGAACAAGTTTTGATGAAAGTAAAGATGAGGTTAAACGTGTTCCTTATAAAGTAGTTAAGGGTGATGGTGGAACTCCTCGTGTTGAGATTGAGGATAGAAAGTATTCTCCACAAGAAATTTCGGCAATGGTTCTTCAAAAGATGAAACAAACTGCTGAGGACTATTTGGGAAGTGAAGTTACTGAAGCGGTTATCACCGTACCGGCATACTTCAACGATGCTCAACGTCAGGCTACGAAAGAAGCGGGTGAGATTGCAGGTTTGAAAGTAATGAGAATTGTTAATGAACCAACTGCTGCGGCACTTGCTTACGGATTGGACAAACAATCTAAAGATATGAAGATTGTTGTGTTTGACTGTGGTGGTGGAACACATGACGTATCTGTGTTGGAACTTGGTGATGGTGTATTTGAAGTATTGTCTACTGATGGTGATACACACCTTGGTGGTGATGACTTTGACCAAGCAATCATTGACTGGTTGGTAACTGAGTTCAAAGATGAAAACGGAATTGACTTAACAAAAGACGCTATGGCTCTTCAACGTCTTCGTGAAGGAGCTGAGAAGGCGAAGATTGAATTATCTTCTTCACCATCTACGGAGATTAACTTACCATACATTATGCCTGTTGATGGTATACCGAAACATTTGGTAAGAACTTTAACTAAGGCAAAGTTTGAACAACTTGTTGATAGTTTGGTTGAAAGAACAATTGCTCCTTGTAAGTCGGCATTAAAGAACGCAGGAATTAAGACAAGTGATATTGACGAAATCATCTTGGTTGGAGGAACAACACGTATTCCGGCAATTCAGGAAGCGGTTAAGAAGTTCTTCGGTAAGGAACCGTCAAAGGGTGTTAATCCTGATGAGGTTGTTGCTCTTGGAGCGGCTATTCAGGCAGGAGTATTGGCGGGTGATGTTAAAGATGTATTGTTATTAGATGTAACACCACTATCACTTGGTATTGAAACAATGGGTGGAGTGTTCACAAAGTTGATTGAAGCAAACACAACAATCCCAACCAAGAAGTCACAGGTATTCTCAACCGCAGTTGATAACCAACCAACAGTTGAAATCCATGTATTACAAGGTGAGAGAGCGATGGCGAAAGACAACCGAACCATTGGGCGTTTCCACTTGGATGGTATTCCACCAGCAATGAGAGGTGTTCCACAAATTGAGGTAACATTTGATATTGATGCTAACGGTATCATTAATGTATCTGCTCTTGACAAAGGAACTAACAAACAACAAAATATCCGTATTGAATCATCATCAGGACTTTCGAAAGAAGAGATTGAAAAGATGAAACAAGAGGCGGAGATGAACGCTGAATCAGATAAGAAAGCAAAAGAAGATGCTGAAGTTATCAATCAGGCTGACACAACAATCTTCCAAGTGGAGAAATCTTTAAAAGATATTGAAGATAAAATCACTGAAGAACAAAAGTCAGAGGTAACCACAGCTCTTGAAGAATTGAAATCAGCTCATTCATCAAGAGACATTGAGAAGATTAAGGAAGGTATTGAGAACATTAATAATGTGTTCCAAGGTATTACCGCAAATCTTTATAGTCAATCTTCTGAAATGAATGAAACGATGAATAACGATTCTGAAGTGTCTGATGTAGATTTTGAAGAAGTAGGTAAGTAGTTCATACCCTACTAACGATTAAACCCCTTACTTTTGAGGGGTTTTATTTTTATTTAAATTTTGATAATAAATTATTTTATTATTGGCGTTTCGAATTAACCATTCCTCAACGCTTGGTATTTTAAATAAAAAATCTAATTCGTAACTATAACAAAGTACCTCCTCAATATTTGGATTTAATTTAATACCCATTTTTAAAAAATATAAATGTTGGGACTCATGAACTAGTATTGATGCTATATTGTTAATTGAGGACATCATATCTTTTTGGGTAATCATAATTGTTACTGAGTCTTCGGTTGTTGAAAACGGGCCATTCCAATAAGTTATATGTTCGCATACGTTATTAATTAAATCATATTTTTCAACATCATACATTTTTATTAATGATAGTGATTTTTCTACTTTTAATTTCCAATCATCACCAACATCGTCGATTTTAATCTGTGAGTTAATTTGTGTTGAACATATTAATATAAGGAATATAATGACTAATCTCATTTTTTTTAATTATAAATATTAAAAAAAAATTGGTTTATCATAAAATAATAATATTTATAGTCAATACTTAATAATAAAAAAAAAATAAAAAAAATGAGAAAAATTATTATTTCTTTTGCTTTAGTTTTGGCGTCATTTATAAGTTTTTCACAAACTTGTCCGACACCAACTACCGATGGTGTTTTTATAACACTTGATGAATCATATTTAGCTGGTACTGTACAACAGGGGTATACCAACGTTGGGTTGTGTTTTCAAAATACAACTACAACAAAGATTACCGCTTTTCAGTTCAGAGTTTATTATGATAATAACGCCTTTTCAGGTGTTGAAATTGTATCGTCTTTGAATACGACTTTTTCACAAAATTTAAAGTTTTTAGATAATCCTTCTCAGGGTTATGTAACAATTACTTTAACTTATACAGGTACTTTATCTTCGTTTGAAATACCTGATGGTCCGATAGTTAATGTTAAGTTGAATCATGTTTCAGGTTTTGCCTCATTAACATCAATCGGTAATATGACTTTTAGTCCTGTGGTATATCCGGCAATTGCTTCTAAACAAGATGGTACTGATAACTTGTTAACTTTACAAAACTTTGGTGGTGTTATTTTACCACAAACATTTTCATATCATGGTACATTTAGAAACGTAACTGGAACACCAGCTAAAAACTTAACAGTTGGATTAGAGAAGAAACTTAAACCAAGTGGTCAATGGGTTCCTGTTACATCAGATTTAACAGATGTAAATGGACACTTTGTTTTTAATGATTTGGCAATCGATACTACAGGTTATTTTGTTAGATTAAATGTACAAGGTGATACTATGGCAGTTGGTAATGTTATTTCGACGGCAGATGCTCAAAAAGTGCAAGATTATATTGTTGGTACTCAAATACCTGCAGGTTTTGATTATTATTCATCTGACGTTAATGGTGATAATAACTTAACAATATCAGATGCTTGGGGTGTGTTTGGTAGAATTTCTGGAAGATTTACAGAATGGCCGAACAGTGTTAAGGACGTTAAATTCTTTACAGTTTCTGAATTTAACACTATTAACGAATCAAATACTAACTATACATCAACTATCCCTGGTGTAACTAATTTCACTTTTGATATTGTAGCGACACAACCTGACTCAGTTACATATTATGTATTAGTTCCTGGTGATGCTAATGGAACAGGATATCACATGGCTCGTATAACACCTATTGAGGTTTTAATTACCCCACAACCAGGTATTGAACACCAAATATATAATGTTATTGATAACAGAGTTGAATATGATTTCCCTACAAGTTCAATTGAGGTAAATGTTCCAAGAATATCTGTTCAATCAGGTAATCTTGTTAACATACCTGTTAAAGTTTATACTAACGGTATTAACATAGGTTCACTTCAATTTGGTTTAAATTTTAATGATACTTTATTAGAGTTCAAAGGTATTGAGGCTAAGTCATCCACATCAAGTTGGATGACTTACCTTAACACAAATAATAATCAGATTGATTGGGGTGGATTTGATGTGAATAACCATACAAATCCTTTAAGAGATAATGATGAAGTTGTTACTTTACAATTTATTGCTAAACAACCTCAAAATCTATGGGAAGTTAGCCCATTATGGACTACTAACAAGTACGCTGGAAATAATCAATGTGTGGATTTAGAAATAACACCAACAAACGGTATCGTACAAGTATATAAAATTAATGAAAGTGCGGACTTAACTGAATTGGAAAATATTAATGTTTTTCCAGTACCGACTGATGATTATGTAACAGTTAAATTTAATGTCATGGAATATGGTTACATTAGATTATCTGTATATGATATTAATGGTAAAGAATTTAATGTTGTGGTTAATGGTGAAATGCCTGAAGGTGAGTATCAATATACAACAAGTTTAGGGTATTTACCAAAAGGAACATACATTGCGGTTTTAAAGAGAAGTGAAAAACAAATTTCAAAAAAAATAATTTTACAATAAACTATAAATAAAAAAAAACAAAATGTCAGACGAAACAACAAATGAAACTAATGACGGTACTTGGTCAGGTTTAAAGAAAACAATAATTGCCACATTAACAACAGTAATTGCTGGTGGAGGTGTGTGGGTATCAACATTATTATTTGGGGGACATTCAGATGAAGCTGAAAGCCCTAAAACTGAACAAGTAGCACCGGCACAACAACCTGTTATTAATTTAAATCTTGAAAATAATAACACTAACCAACAAAAACAACAAGGTGGTACAAATACTATCATCAAAGAAACTACTGTTGTTCAACCACAAACACAACCACAACCTGATAAACCCGCTAAGGTTCAAGAAGAAAGTTGGTAATGAAAAGTTTATTAATATTAATACTTCCTTTATTTATTTTGTCTTGTAATGCCACCAGTCAGATTGGGGTAGTTAAGACTGAAGAATATAAAGCCGATTTTGAAAAAAAGCAATCCATTTCAGTTGTATCGGACTATACTGATACTATCGTAATACCAATTCAGGTATTACAAATTGGTATTAACGAAACCGTATATGAAATGTATCCTGAGCTTAAAGATAAACGAGTTGGATTAGGGGTTGCTAATATAGTTTTATCATATTTGGAAGAAACTGAAAGATTTATTTTTACTGAAGATAAGGAAGAAATCAAACAAAGAATGATTGCTCAAGATAAGGCTTCTGATAAAGGTATATCACAAAATAAAATTGAGGTTAAAGGTAATGTAATACTTGCTAAATATTTTGTTTATATTGAGGTTTATGACTTTTCAGTTTCAGAAGATGAGGTAGTTAAATTAGCTGATGGCGCAACCGCTACTCAGACAACTAGATTAGGTTTACAGGTTAGATTTGTTGATGCTCAAACTGGTGAGATTATTACTGGTAGTGGTTTAGGTGAAGCAACGACTGTCAAAACATCTTCAATTTTAGACAATGTTGATGAAATTAAATTTAATCAATCAACAATAGGAACATCAACAAAAAAAGCACTTGAAACTGCTTCTTCAAGAGTTGTTACTAAATTAATTAAAAAAGGTATTTTTAGACAGTAAAAAATACCAAATTTAAAAAAAACATGAATATTTTTGTAAGAATTATATTTTTAATTGTTTTTTTATTCTCTATAAATACAATAATGGGACAGGGGTTTTCGTATTCATTTACAGACCCCTGTACTCTTAAACAACAAGAAATTTTTATAGATAACCCAAACGGAAATGTTGTATTAATTTATAATGGTTCAATTAGAAGTTTCACACCTATTGAATTAACGTCAGGGTCTTTAGAACAGTGGGTTAATCAAATTAATTCTCAAAATCCTTATGGGCCATGTAGTGGTGTCGCATTGATTCAGAACACTACAATGAATGCTATTATTACTCAGAATAATATTGCGGTTCTAACAAGTGTAATATCCTCATTTGATAATATTAACAGTATTGGTGGTAATAGTGTTATAGGTGTGATTGAGGTTAAGGAAAAAACAAATTCATCTAATAACAAAAAAAATAATGATGTTATAAATACTCAAACAGAAAATACAACTACCAATCCAAATACTACTAATCAAACTAATACAAATACGACTACCAATCCAAATACTACTAATCAAACCAATCCAAATAATTCAAATACTACTACCAATCCAAATAATCCTACTAATCCAAATACTACTAATCAAAGCAATACAAATAATTCAAATACTACTACCGATACTAATAATTCAACAAATCCTACTAATCCAAATACTACTACTAATCAAACAAATACTACTGACAATCCAAATAATCCTACTAATCCAAATAATCCTACTAATCCAAACACAACTACTAATCCAAACACAACTACTAATCCAAATAATCCTACTAATCCAAACACAACTACTAATCCAAATACAACTACTAATCCAAACACAACTACCAATCCAAATAACCCAACTAATCCTAATAACAATACTACT